CCACCACCTGCTAATAAAGTTCTAGTGCCAAGACTATCCTTATTAGTAACATCTAGTGATTCATCAGATAAACTGATTGAAGATGATCTTAGTCCACCAATAGTAGTTTGAGTACCACTGATGTCCATTTTGATTAACATGTCCAAACCTTTTTGTGCTGCCATTTTATTCTCCTATGATAAAGTTAGTTTAGCCTAAAATTATTGCTCGGAATCGCATGACTCCATGCCGAGTAACACCATCTGGGTCTCTCATTATGTCGCTAAATTCAAATCTAAGATTAATTAAATTGAAACCAGTAACAGTTAAGTCTATATCATGCAATAAATCGTGAACCTTGTCCATTATTTCTTTAGTCTCTTTTGAACCTTTGTATTGCGACCAAATATGAATATTAACTGTATATTCTCCACCATTTAAATCTTTAGTGCCATAATCAATAGCAGTTTCTTCTCCAAGAGATATAAATGGATATGGATTACCTTCTATGACTTCATCATAAACACCACAAGATAACGTAGATGTAATAGCACTTACATTTAAGGCAGCATAGATCGCAGACTGTAATTGAAACTGACCTATACTCATTTTAAAATACCTTTTTTAAATAGTCCTTCTATTTTTCTTCTGTTCTTTTCTAATGCAGGTTGCATGAATGGTCTAGCATCAATTTGTGTTGTTCCAAACTCTAGTGCTTTTGAGTAAGGAGCTGCAGATATTATTTGACCAACAACAGTCCCATTGGATTTAACACTTACTTTCATTGTAATATTTTGCCCTAAAAATCCTGTATCTGTTGCAGGTGGTTGTCCTGCTGCTGATGCGGTATGACTTATATCACCTCTTTTGTAAGTTCTACCAGTTCCTCTTTTTTTAATACTTTCTTGTGCTGTATTTTCAACCATATTGGTAGCACGAGTTACATACTCTTTAACTTTGTTATCCTGTAATCTTTTATTCAATTTTTTATTGAAAGCTTTTAAATTTGTGATTTTTAAATCAATACCATCTCTCATGTTGCTACGCCTTGCTCACATAATAATTTCAAAAATCTATCTCTTTCATCAACATTTATTATTGCTCTAATATTAAACAACTTACTATCAAAAGTTATTCTAGATGCGTTAGTAATATCAGTCCTGTAACGCACTGTAATCTCGTGAGACACACTTCCTACTAACTTGCCTTGTGCATACACCTCTTTCCCACTTTTAGGCTTTATATCAGCGTATATAGAAGCAATAGTTGACCACCCTGAACTGATACCACCACCACTATCTCTAGTAGTGCCTTGACCTTGTAGGGTTATTTGATGTCTTAGTTGACCTACTTGACTCATTATCCAAGAGACATAAGTTTTGAACTACCTAAACCACTATAAACAACATAAGGTGAAAGCAATTTAGCAGCAGTAACAGGTAATGATGTTTTCCCTTCGTACATATCCCCTCTATGTTCATAGAGATAGGTTAATACTTGATAGATACTAAATTTAATAGGTTCAGGAACTGAATTAGCATTTGCGTAACCTGTTACATACTGAACTTCTATTGCGTTAGCTACTCTTAATGCTGTTGGGAAAGTTTCGCCTGTTCTTAATACTACTCTAGCAGGTTGCCTTGCGTTATCTACATAATAGTTTGAACTTGCAAATACACTAGCATTGTCTGAGTCATCATAAGTTTTAATGTGCGTTACTGCTGTTACAGTTGGCATTGGTAAGTCTATATAGTTTTTATAATAGTTAAGATATGGACCTGTTCTCATACCTTCCCATAGACTGTCATATATTTCTTCACGAGTATCTATAAATAATTGCAAAGTTTGAGACATGATGGCTCTTTGCATATGTTCTTCACATAACTTTCTTGCAGAAACAATTAATGATGTAATTAAGGCATCATTACCTGAACTATCTACTCTAAGATATGATTTTGCTTCTGCAAGTGTTATTGGTTCTGATGCAGGTTCTGTATGTATTACTAGACCTGACATTCATTCTCCTAATTCGGCTTTTTCTTATTAGTTGATTGTACAACTTCGCCTGTTATTGGCTGTTCTTGATTTTGACCATTTAATTCTTGCAGTTGATGTACTAACAATCTAACAGTGTGTTGTGAGTTTGCTAATTCTTGTTGTGCAATATTATATAAAGCTTCGTAGTTTGGTTTTTGTTCTTCTGACATAAAATTCTCCTAAATTTAATTAAAAAATACTCGTTCTACGAGTACGCCAATCATAGAAGCAATAATTAAACCATATAACCCATATATCAAGCTTTCTAGCTTATCAAATCTTTTTGAACCACTTTCTAGCCTTCTATCTATGTTTTCGTATCTAATAGCACATTCACGTTCATGTGCTTCTAGCTTACTTATAGTTGTCTTATCACTATCCATAAACTTATTCTAGTTCAACTGCTTTAAAAAAGCACTAAGATTTTTTCTTAGTAGTCTTTTTTGTTTTAGTAGTTTTAATTGTTTTTTTTACAGGTGCTTCCCCACCTTCCCAAGCTTCATTAACGTCAGGAGTTGATTCATCATCTCCAACTAAATGACCTTTCTCGTTTCTTGCTCTCTTTACTTCTTTGATCTCTGCTTCAACCTGTACAGTTTTTTCAACAGAATCAACCTTCACTTCCATAGCCCATCCGTTCTCTACAAAAGTATCCATTAAACTTTGTTCCCAAACAGCATTACATTCTAGTATGTCATCAGCTTCATACAACTTTGACTCTGAACCATATTCATTACCAGTAGCAGTTTTTTGAGTAAGTATTTTATATTTTCTTGCCATTTCTAATCCCCAAATAAAAAGGGGGAATATCTATTCCCCCTTATAGTTCAATTACACGTTGTGAATAACATTACTTGCAGGAGCATGTAAAGGAGACCCTTTAACAATTACGCCTGAAATTGGTGTTCCAGTTGAGTGAGTTCCAGATTTTGCAAGAATCATTCTTACATATCTTTTTCCACCAACATAACCAACCTGCCATTCTCCACCTGTAGTATCAGGATTGCCACCTGTAGTACCATCAAGTATCAAAAATATACCTTGACCTGCAATAGTTCCATTCACGATGTCAGCTTGGTCTGCTTTAGTCCAAGTTGAGTTGTCATCAGAATGTTCTAGAGCAACAGTAAAGTATAAATTAGCAGCTAAAGTATCACCTTCAGCACCAACAGTTACAACAGCAGTAGCACTATCAAAGCCTTGTAAATCTACAGTAGTGCCATTAGCACCAGCAGTTTTAACAGCATTAATAAGTGTATTACTAACTGAAATATTATGTGATAAGTCTTTCATAATTAATACTCCTTAATTAAGTTGAACATTTAAGTTTAGCGATAGCTTCAGGAAGAATCACCTGTCCACCAACTCTTCTTCTAGCAATGTATCTTACATTACCAGTAGTAGCTTGAGTGAAAGGGTCTCTTAGAACAGCTAAAGATACTCTGTCTACAATCATATATCCACGTCTGAAGTCACCAAACGCAACAGGAAAAGTTCCTGCACCTTCGGATGGCATATCAGTAGCTTCAACATAGCTTTGCCCTAGTATAGAGTTAGTAACTCCACCAGTTAGCATCATTCCTGCTTGGAACACATATTGTCCTGCAGTATCTTTAAGTTTTCTTATTTTAGCTAATGTAGTTCTGTTAAAAACAAAAGTTCCATTGTTTGAATAAGGATTCTTAATTGAATGTACAAGCGATATAAGTCCATCAGCAGTAATTTCGTCTGCGTCACCTGAATTTACAGAACCAACGCTTCCGTTAGTCATAAATCCTTCAGGTTTGCCTACAGCATTACCATTAACGAATGCAGTTCCTTCAGCTTTAGCGAATTGCTCACTAAACTCTGATTGCATTTCAGCTTCTAGATTGAATACTGAGTCTTCTAAATCTTGCTCAGAGATATCTACTAGAGCATATTGCTCATGTGCAGGTATTTCTTCAAGACCAACAGTGTAACCTGCTGTTTCAGACCTAGTACCAGTTTCAGCGACCCACTGAGCAGCGAATTGACCAGTTCTTTTAGGAACTTGGATACTTCTGCTACTTGTGCTTCTTAATCTAGCAATACTTCTGATAGGTGAAATTTCAGTTACTGTCTTCAGTAGCTCTCTCACATATTCAGGGGGTGCTAAATAACCACCAGTGTTATCGTTACTTACTGTCAATGCTTTTCTTTCTGCACCATCAAGACCTTCCAGTCCTTT